TATTCAGACCTTGCTTATACTCTTTAGTGCGGCGTCTCTGAGCACCTGCATCTCTTGCTCTAGCGTATGCAGTGTCTCCGAGTTTGGTTTCTTCGAGTTCTTCGACTTCCTCTTTCTTCATCGCTTTGCTAATTGCCTTGCGACGTTTTTTCAGATACTCGTCAGATGAATCAGAATCTCCATCATTGTCCACATCGGCATCTTCCTGTCCAACGGGATCCAATTTCTTCTTTTCGTCGAATTGTTGTACCTTTTTCAAGGCATCCGACATATCAGGTAATTCGTTTAGATTCATCTTACTTAGTAACCTTGTCCTTTTTATTTATCTTGCGAATGAACTCACCAGGAGTTAACTTTCTCATATAGTTCGCAAGTTTGTCTGTACCCATCTCTCCAGCAGGGGTATAATTAAAGAATTTGATATCAGTTCTTTCAACAAGATCCTTCAACCAGGAGCGGTAAATACCATCACGCTCATCAATGCTGATGACATAATTGCTACCACGACTAACAACCTTACTAACGATCCCTGTATTAATGTTCTCGACAAAAGTTCCTACCTCAAATAAATCTTGATTAAAATACGCCTCACGAAGACCTTTAGGATCTAACTTAGGAGCAATCTCATGGAGTTCATAAGATGCTTCTGCAAAATCATCAAACTCTTCTACTTGCATTGCCTGACGTAATGTCAAGTATAACTTCTCAGTACCTTCTTTACCAAGACCTTTTGACATTCCTTTACTAAAGGTGTCAAAGTCATCCTCTGCTGCTGCTTTACGAAGTTTAGATGCAGACATACCTTCTACACCTTCAGCATCAGGATCACGACCGCCAGCACTCACCACTTTGATTTCATCAAAGGTGTATAAGTCTCCGTTGTATTTTTGTGCGAGTGAATTGAACTCAGATACCCTGTCACCTCCCACCACAATATTAACTGAACTATACCCGTCATTATCGAGGGCACTAAGAACATCAAAGATAGTACGCATGTCGGGACTATCAACAATCGCATTGGCATGATCTGGATACGCCTGCCGCATATATTTAATTTTAGTCCCCGCATCAAGGGGGTTCTTCTTAGGATCCTCCGACCTTGAGGGGTATATTCTATACTCTCCTCCACTAGTTTTTGCCTCTTTTGCTACTTTGTCTAGAAGCTTCTCGTGACCAATAGTAGGTGGATTAAATCTTCCAAATGTAATAGATATTGAACCTTGATCGACCGTACCCGAGCCATCTCCAGTTTCTTCTTCTCCATTTGCTTGGGTTGGTGCTGCTGCTTGTTGGGGATCAACTCGTACTAATTTTCCATCCTTAGACATATGGGTAACTTCGCCACGTTCATTGGCGTATCTACCATACCCGATATGCTTAAGTTTTAATTTCTCTGCAGATTTTGCTGCAAAAGATCTCTCGGCTTCAGTTAGGAAAGCACTGAACTTTTTCATTCTACCAATTCTTACTAAGATTAAAGTTTGCTTTACTAAAGGTCAATCGATCGACAAGTTTGTAAGGATTGGTTGAAACGGTAACAAACCCCTCATGACTGGCGGGTTTCCCATCGATGTAACATTCAACATTTCCATTTACAACAATCGCATCGAGTAGACGCTGTTTCAGTTGGAAGAGTTTGTGCCACACCTTAAAGGTAGTCACATTGACTTCTCCCTTATATTTAGCTTCCAAGACATTATGGATAAATTCAGCACTAGGAATTTGACCCATGCGAATAAACTTATTCACCAATTGCCTGCAATATGAACGAGCATGGATGTTACTTGAGACTTTGCAGAAAGGAATCAAAGCAGCAATCTCAACAGCATCTTTCAGAAGATTGGGACGATTGATTTCAGCATTCATCGTGTCGATGAATTTGCAAGTCATAGTATCTTGCATAGTCACACCGATATGTGCCTCTGCATCAGGAGAAACTTCAGTATAAAAGGTGTGAGGTGCTAGAATAATTTGTTTATTAATCGCATAGGGAAAGTGATACTCCACAGTATTAGGACGATAAACAGACCCCCCACCGACACCGATCCAATCAGCTTGGACAATACCACTGATACGAGGAAGATGGCGCAGACATAGACGAAGGATATCTGCAACATGCCCTTGATGATTCTTCTCAATGTCCTCATAATCGTAATTGATTTTGACTTGACGTTTGTTGAATACAGACTTAGTGCCAACAAAAAATTGACCGTTCTCGGGATTGGTCCCAAACACGATAGCAGGAGCACCGTCCCACTTCGTGCTGAGACTCTCAAAACTCAGCATCTCCTTGAGAGCAGCAAACGCTACCCTACGACCATCGAAGATGGAATCTTCAAAATGCTCAAGGTGTTTGTTAGGCAAGGAACCCTCTGTCTCTATACCATTATTATAGCATGTCAAAGTCGAGTCGCACATGGTCTTGTGCCAGTTTCTAAAGTGTCAGTAGATTTTCAAGAAGGGTCCGTTAGAGTCTCCAAATTCCTTCTTTGCACCATAGTATAGCGCAGTACACCACTCTGTCATCTTTTTCTTCTTATCAATTTGCATCCAAATGTGTGCCCATTCCATAGCAATCAATTTAGAAGAAAATCTACCACCAGAACTTCTATCCGCTTTTTGAGTTTCATAATTAATAGCGTAATCTAAAACAGACTCAATACCCTCAGCAATTTTTGTACCACCTTCATATACAGCAACCTCACCAAAGTCAACCATTCTAGAACTCTTTAATTTATTATATAAATCAATCCAATACTTTTTATCAGCATCATTCCATTTACCCACGGGTGGAATGTGACGATGCTTTGCCGCAGAAGTTGGGCGATCAAGATTCAAACTACCCAAAAACTTGTCTAAAGCAACACTAGATACTTTTCCTAACTTAGCACCAGCATCTTTACCTTTGGGTGTTAAGTCGGTTTGAACTAGATTTCTTTCTTTTGAATATTGAAAATTTCTAGATTGTCCATGAATTTGTCCACCCTTTTGAGTTTGCATATCAAATCCAAGTTCACCTGTATCAAATAAAAATGGTTTCTTCTTACCTAAAGTTAAAGTACACTTTAGAGAACCAGGGACAACTGTAATAACAGAAGGTTGCCCAGTTCCACCGCCTGCATTTGCAACTTCAGCAGATGCGGTTTTCTTTTTTGCAGCAATTGCTTTTAAAGAAACTCCAATCAAAACTTTTTCTTTAAGTGCTTCCCGCATATAAGCATTGAGGAGGGTGAGTTTTGCTTCTTTGCTCATTCCCTCAATGTTTGTTAATTCTTTGATTGTTCCTTCAACAACACGTTTTTGATTCCTTTTTACCAGTACAATATCCATAGGATTCCATCGATCCTTCACAGATACACCACATTCCCGTTTAGCAATATCTTCAATGTAAGGCATTATTCCAGTATCTCTGGAATATTCATACCCCTTACTTGAACCTAAAAATTTTTTTAGTGCTGCTGTTTGTTTTGCATATGTTGATCTCCACTCTGCACCAAATCCATCATAGATTTTTCTCATCTCTGCATCGGTCGGTTCTTTACCCCTTTCAATTACAGACTCAAAAAAATATCTAGAACCATTTTCTTGTTTGGCAGTTTCCCTAGCATTTGTTGCCATTCTAATTTATGAGATCGTCAACAATATTTAGTTGAAGTTATGCAAATTGTGCCATACAGTTTCAATGTGCATGTTGCCTTTAAAGTAACCAGCAACGATCACACTAAGTGTCGCTGCTATCACTCCCAGAAACATC